TATTTGGCTTTTTCTTCTGGGGACATCATGTACCACTGATAGGTTTCCCGCATATGAGCAGCAATCCATTTGGTTTTATTGTCCCAATACGGCTTCTCTTCAAGGAACCATTTGTCTTCTGTGGTAACACAGAAAGGAACATATTCTTTTTGGTCAGCCATATATTGTTCTCCCTGAGGCGAAAGGATCCGACGATAAATTTTAGCAGCTTTTACCCGATCGTCATTCCCGATGGTTTCAAAAAACCCAAAAATGTATTTTTCGTTGGATATTTTAATAAGGGACTTTAGTTGTTTGAACTTAGACAGAAGTTTTCTTCTTTTTCCACAAACAATCGCCAACCATCCCTCCTGTTGGGGGATGATTGTTCGATATTTCAGTCCTGCTTGATCCAAAGCTATTCTAACTTCTTCAAGGCTTCCGAGCAACACAGCAGACCATTGAGCATCGGAACCATCGGGCTGGGCGTAGAAAAATGCCACATATTTTTGCGCTTTTCCAGGTCCATAGATTTCTTCAGATACCAGTCCCATCCGGGCGGCTGTCCTCTTGAGAAGACCGGGGTCGGCCAGAGGAAGCGTAATATAGACGCTATTTTCTGCGCCGTCAGACCAGTCGCCTACGGCGTCCCGCAGGGAGTATTGATGGGGGGCCAAGCCGAGCTGTTGGCGAACAATCTGTTGGTATTTTTCCTTAGCCAATAGGTGTTCTTTACTCTTCCAGCGGCGGATCGCCTCTTGGGCCGTCATGCCTTGTTCTTCGATGGAGGGGCTGACAAAGGTGCTGGCCTGGCCGCTGGGGCTTTCTTTTATCAATTCCCAGCGATGGTTTTCGTTAAAACGGTAGGTTTTGCCTTCGATGACGGCGATTTGACCGGGCCGGGGATTTTTCGGCAGACCAGGCGGCAGGCTGTAGCGCTGTCGGAGCGTAGCGTCTTGCATGGGCTGCATGGGCCAATGCGCTGGCAGATCGGGGCCGGGGGCAGCCTGGTCGGAGGCTACTCCAGGCTGCCCCGACCCTGCAGGAGGCGGACTGTAGCTGGGATGTTGCAAGAACTCCTCTTCCGGCCCCGGCTGTTCAAGCGACAAGAGTTCCCGGAGGTCTTGCGACCGGATACGAAGCCCCATCTCAAAGGCCTGTTTCAAGGCGTCGAGCCGATCCTTGACATCGGGCTTATCCACCTCCATGACGAACCGGAACATCTGGGCGTCCAAGCCGGGCCAGTTCCAATGCACCAGACGCCGCACCAATTGATCGGTAAGCGTCTCTTGGAGATTCTGGGCGTCGTAGCGCACGATTTGCATGAAGGTGTCCAGGTGGATGCTGGCCAGATTGCTGCCCAGGCCGGTGGCGTGGGCCTCCGTGGTGAGCGTTTGGCCCAAGATATAGCGTTTGATCTGGTGGCCGAAGTAGTCGGTGATGATCTCTTTGAGGGCGGCAGCGCCGGCCATGCTGGGTTCGAGCCGTTCGACGCCGTAGATCATTCCTTCGGCGCCGGGAGGTCGAGGGACCAGGAGGATATTTTTGCCGGTGCCCACTCGGTTTTGGGCGGCGCGGAGCATTTCGCGGCGGGCTTCTGGGTTGCCGGCCGGGTAATACCACAGTTCAATGCCAAAGGCGGAGCGTTCCAAAAACTCCATCAGCCATTGGAGGGCCTGCTGTTTTTGGTACCAGATCCAGTAGATACGGCTTCGGATACCGACGCCAAAGACCCGGTCGGCGTTTTGGGGTTCTTCGTATTCGCCGTCTTCGACCATGTGGCGGTGGATGACGACCAATTCCCGTTTTCCCGGCGGCGGGAAATAGGCCATGCCGAAGTCGGTCGAATGGAGCCATCGGCGGTTGGCCTCGTACCACTGGCGCAACCGCTCGCTGCTATGGGGGAGCATGCCGATTCGGATGCCGAAATCTTCATCCCAGCGGCCCGTGTGGGCGTCGATCCGCCAGACCAATTTGTCTCCGTGGATGGGACTCCAGCCGATAATGCGGACCACCTTTTGCCCGTCGATCCAATCCCAGCCAAAAACGTTTTCTGCGGCATAGCGGCCATACCAGATCGCCTGGAGCAGGGTCTCCCGATACTGCATGAACCGTGGGATGCGGCGGAGGATTTTTCGCACCAGATCCGCGGCGCGGCGATAGGCGGGGTCTTCGCGGTCGCATTCGATTCGCCAGTCCAGTAGGGCCGTTGCCCGCTGGCGCAATTCGACGCATTCCATGACGGCGGCGTCGGCCCGCATGTAGCGGGCGTTTTCCCGGCTTTGTTTTAAGGCTTCATCGCCGGGTCGATAGACGCGGGCCGTTCCGCCGGTATAAAGAGCCAAAAACGTCGCCGGATAGGGAACCGGCGCCTCGCCGCCGCCTGGCGGAGCGCCAGGCACTTCCACGGTTCCTTCGGGGTGCACCAAATAGATCGGATCTTCCGGCATAGATTACGTGCCTGTATAAGGTTGGTAGAGGATGCCGGCGTCATTGGGATAGCAATCCCATACGAGCATAAGCACGCTGTGCCGGGTGCCTTTGTTGATTTCCATCGGTTCGCGAGGCACCGCTCTGGGAAAATTCCAACTGATCTGTCCTTGCCCTGCTACTTTAATGACCAACCGATAGGCAAATCCCGGGGCGAATACCGGCGTGCCGGGGCCGACGGTGTAGTCGCCTACTTGGTCGAAGATTTTGCCGGCTTGTTTGCCGTAAAGACGACCGCTGATTTTGTCGGCCACCTGGCCGTCCCACTTGGACATTTCTAGGGTAACGATAGCCCGTTCCCCCAGATAAACCATCTCGATGGGCGGTCCCTGATCGCCGCCATATTGATCGCCATGCACTTCCTCGAAGTAGGATTCGACCCGGATTTTGGCGCCGTTGACCGTATAACCCAGGATTTCCAGCAACGCATCGGCGCAGCCTTCTTTGCCCACTTTGATCGTGGCAAGACCGGCAACCTGTACGGTAGCAGCCATGGCGCTACTCCTATCGACCTAAAGGGAGCTCGGTGGCCCGAGAGGGGTAATATCCTCGGCAGCGGTCCACCAGGAGGTTGAGTTGTTGGTACTCGACCCAACGGGGGCCGTCCGTTTGCGGCAGGCCAGCCCCTTGGGCGGCTGGCGTAGCAAAGATACGTTCGCCGCGCTCCAGAGCCGCCAGTTGTTCTTGGCAGTCTTTTCGCAAGGCTTCCCACACTTCGGCGCCGATGGTCGAAACCCGGCAGGCGGCCAAGCGCAAGACGGCCAGGGCGCAGACGAGGTCCTTCAGATAGGCGGCGTCGTCTTCGTCTAAATGCTGGAGGTCATCCAGGCTGTAGCGGCGGCCATTCAGGATCGCCGAACGCAGTTGGCCAGTGGCTCCTTGCAGGGCAGCCAGAATCCTGGGGTTGGACTGCAAGTTTTCCACTGGTTGCCCGGTATCGCCCGCCAGGTCGGCCAATAGACGCTGATCCCATCGGGCCACCAGATCCGTTACCGTAGCCAACATCGCCGCCTCCTTGGTCCCCTAGGGTTAAGCAATGTTGGTAAACAGTACCGCGCAGGCCGGAGCGACCATCCGCACGTCGTAGTCGTCGACCACCCGGATCATATGGCGGCGGTTGTCCGGATCGTCTTTCTGCCAGGTGGACATCTCTTCGTACATGAAGAGATTGACGGCCGAGAAGTTGATCGTGCCGTAGGTCCCTTCCACGCCGCCCGGTCGGGCCGCCAGCACGGCTTTATCCTGCGGCCAGATGCTCTGAATCGTGCGGGCAGCGCCTTTTTTGCTGGTTACTTTCCGCGTCTCTTCCACGACCACCTTGTAGCCATAGAGCGTCTCCGGCACGCCGTAGCTCACATTGGTCCGCTGCGTGGCGCCTTGCACCCAATCCCAACCGGCCTGGAACTTGAGCATTTCCAGAATTTCCGTGGACTGCGCCACGGCCTTGGCCGCTCCGGTGCCCAGGACCAGCACCAGGTCGTCCTTGGTGACTGCGCCTAAGGTGGCGTCCAGAATCTTCTCCGCGGCGTCGTTGAGGCTTTTGAGGATCCGCTTGCTGCTCAGATCGCTGGTAGCCCAGGCGCCGCCATACTCGCTTGCCACATCGATGACATGGTCGGGATCGTAATTGGTGGAATCCAACAGCAGGTTGGCCACCTTCTGGGTGCGGGCGGTCATGGCCTTCTGCGCCAGCACAGCCCCATGTTTGGCCACGATCTGCCAGGTGGCCTGCTCGACGGCCTTATAGCCCAACGTGGCCTCATAGGCGTATCGGGTCGTATGGAAGGGCCGGAACTCGAACTCTTGGGTGCTGTCGTGTTTGCGAGGCGGATCCGATCCATCGTACCAGACGAAATCACGCAAATCCGAATTGAGGATCCGGCCCGCTTCATCGGGCGCCAGGTACAGGTAATACCCTGTGTCTTTGGTAACCGGAATGATTTGCGTGTAATTGGGCAGTTTGAACCGTTTGGGATTTCGCGAGAAATCCACCATCAATTGATCGCCCGCCAAGGCGACCGGCACATACGTATTGGATTGTGCAGGTAAAACTTGCGGCATCGATTGGTCTCCTTTGCAGTTGGGATGTTACGATTACGTCAATGCAGGACGCACTTTTTGTAGTGGGGTAACCAGCACCAGGACCTTTTCGCCGGCGGCCGCGGCGGCTTCGAGAGCGATGGCCCCATAGTTCTGGATCGTGGCGCCTGTCGCGGCCACGGGTACGGCGCGGCCCTGGGCGTCGCTTTTTAAAAGCTGACCGGCCGTAATCGCAGCGCCTGCTTCCACCAGGCACATTTCGCCCGCCGAATAGACCAGCAGACTTTCGCCCGCTTGAGCGGCATAGACCGTGCCGACCAGGTCTTGCAGCGGCGCCCGGTTGGACCCTTCTTGCGACACCCCCAGGATTTCTCCATTGTCGCCCGCTTGGGCTACTTGGCGAACTCCGGACAGAACAACAAACCGACTCGGTTGAATGTTCCCCGAAGCGACAAAACTAAAACTTGCCATCGGTTAGCTCCTTTCTACGTAGAGGTCTTCGCCTTTTCTAAGGCTTCTTCCAACGATAGTTCTTTCCCTTCGGCTCTGGCGGCAAGCACCAACTGCCGGGCGCGGCGTCGCTGATCCTCCGAGTATTGCTCTTGCACCTCTTGCCCCCAGTGCAGCGCCGATCCCAACGGCGGCAATCGTTCGCCGACCGGGATCCGCTGGTAGTTTTCCCGGATCACTTCCAGGTGATCGCGGAATTGATCCTCCGTCATGCGGCTAGAGCGGCATCGCTCCACTTCCTTGTCGAGGTCGAAGGCGTAACATTGCCGCAATTGCACCAACTGGCTATATCGCTCGGCGTTGACGCGGATCGCCCGTTCTTCGTCCAGTTGTTTGCGCATGGCGGCCAATTCGTTTTTCTGGGATTCCAGTTGTTGCTGGAGCAATTGGTAACGCTCCCGCGGAATCGGATCGGCGTCTTGCTGGCGGTTTGCCGCTGCGCCGAACATCTTGCGCTGGTCCTCGGTCAGCGGCTTGCCGTGCGCCTGACCTTCCTCCAAGATCTTTTTGGCCTTCTCCGGCTCCACCGTATCGGAAGGTTGATCTTGAAGTTGTTCTTTGGACTGTTGGCTGGCCGCCTCTTCGGCCATTTTGCGCTTGATCCACTGGACCCAGTCCAGTTTTTCCAGCGCGTCGATGATGAGTTGGAGTTGTTCCTCGTTCATCTGGAAAGTCTCCTTTTTGGTAGAAGTAGATGGGACAAACGTATTGCTGCCGGCGGGCATGGCAAAGGCGTACCGTTCTATCGGTTTGCCATCGGCTAGTTCGCTGTACAGTAAGGTCAGCCCCATATCCAAGCGGGGCGGTTCGGCGCCCAACAGGGCGATGGGGTCCAAATGCACCTGCTTCAAATCTTCCACGAGCCGGAACTCCGGGCTGCGGCGCGGATACCGCCGAAGCACGTCCTTGTATTCCTGGAAGATATGGAAATCGGCCACGATGGCCGGTTTGCCGCCGAACGGTTCCACCCGAAACGGCCCGGCAAACCCGACCACCTCCGGCGGCGGTTTTTCCTCTCCTGGCCGGGGCGTATGCCCGATGGTCACCACGGCGTAATCGCCTGTCTCAGCGATCCGGCGATTGCAGTTGGCGGCGATGGCGGCCAGTTCCTCCGGCCCAAACTGCACCTGCCGACCATCGGACAGCTTGCCTTCATGGGCCGTAAAGACCGGCACCCCCTCGATATTGAGGAACCGATCTTCGGGAAACTCGGTGGTTTTCACTAGGTCCACAAACGCGATCATGTCGCCTATTCTACAAAGTAGGGGACGCGAAAAAGGGGACGCGTTATCGGACAAATCGGCTAGTGTGTACTTTGACCACTTTCAAAACCCGCACGACGCGTAGCGGCATGGGCGAAGTCCGCCACCGGCCGCCCACAAACGCGGTTCGGGGCCGATACAGTTCGGCCAACTGCCCGTCCCAGGCGCCCAAAACGGCGTGCCGGGGGACGTACCCGCGGGCAATCCCCGCCAGAAAATACGGTTTTTTATATCCGGCTACTGTCCCCCGTTCTCGCAAATGGGACCAGACCCATTGCCCCTTACTGGGGGCGTCCAAAAAATCCAAGAATTCATCCGGCGTAACGTCGTGGTATCCGTAGAGCGGGCCCGCTCGACCGGCGGCATCCAGATACCGCACATAGAGCAGGTGATGTTCCAGGTCGTAGCCGATTGTATGGACATTGGAACTATCGACCGACACCATATCGCCGGTCACCAGGGGGTGATCGGCCGGCATGGCCTGCACGCCTCGGTGCATGGGGACCATGACCATGCCGGGCTTGGCCTTGCGGCCCTCTCGGCGGGCGGCCTGTTCCTCTTCCACTTCATGGGCCGGGCGGGTCTGCGGGCTAGGTTCCGGCTGGGCGTATCGGCTCAAAATCTCCCAGACGTCCGCCAAGGCGCGGCGCAATTCCGGCGGGGCCATCTTGGTTACCGGAAAAAACTCCCGGCCGAACACCCGCAATATCTCCATGCCCAATTACCAAGGGGCCGCACCGCCCCGACGCACCTTTTGCCACAACTCGTTGGCTAAAATATCGATAAGCCCCCGCCGAAGGGCGTCGTCGGCCCAGCGAAACAACTCTCCTGTACGTCCCATCCGCTGCTCCTTTCACTTCCGCCGTTGTAGCGGAACCGCCTCCGGAGCGATCCAGCGCATCCGGGTCGCCTCCGGCATAGCGGGCAGGCTGATCTGTAATAGCCGCAGGGCCATCTCCAATGCGTCCGGCCCGTCGTCATACCGCCCCAGGGGAAAATCTTGCAGTTGATCCACGAGTAGACGCGTATCGGGACAATCCCGAAAGCGCAATTCCCGATGCGCCAGATACGGCCCGATCCGCCGAATCCGCATCAGTTTCGGTTCGGTATTTTGGATGGGCCAGACCGGCGCCCGCAGCCCAAACCGCTCGGCGCTGGCCCGCTCAAAAAGCCGTTCCATCAGGCCGTGGTACTGGTTCGACTCGATGGCCACATAGTGGGGGCGGTACTGGTCCCACAGTTGCAACGCCTGCCGGATCGTCTCCTCCGGCGTCCAGCGGTCCAATCGGGCGTCCACATAGACCAGTTGCCGCTTCCGATCTACTCCGGCCGCCACAATGGCCGCGTAATCCCCAGGCATATCCTGTCGGCCGCGACTGGGATCGATGGCCATGGTCCACATATCCACCTGCGGCGGCGGCCAACGCTCCATCCAGAGCCACGAGCCGAAATACTCCGGCGGCCATTCCACCGCTTCGGCCTCTTGAGGGTCCTGCTGATACAAACCGGCAAAGGCCCTCGGGTCTTGTCGCTCGATCTGCTGCAAGGCCGCTTCGTCCAGGAAGGCTGGCCAGAGGGCCTGTCCCGGCCGCCGGGGATCGGCCGGATGACGCTGATCTGGCCGAGCCAGCGCCGGCAGTTCCACCACCTCCCATGGTTCGCCGCGACCGCTTTCGGCCGCTCGCAACAGTCGGCCCACCAGATCATCCCGATGCCAACGGGTCATCACGACCACGATGGTGGCGTCCCGACTGCGACGGGTAAAAAAATCGCTGACAAACCATTCCCACAGCCGATCGCGTTCGACGGGGCTGTCGGCCTCTTGGCGACTTTTGATCGGATCGTCGATCACGCCTACGTCAAAACGCAGGCCGGTAATCGCCCCGCCCACGCCCGCAGCCCGCAGATAGCCGCCTTGCGGCAATTCCCAGTATTCATTGGTCCGCTTCCACCGACCAGGCTGATTCCACCGCTCCGCCCTGGGTAACAGCACTTCCGGAAAAAGCCGCCGATACGCCTCCGACTCCATGATCCGCTGGATATCGCGACTGTGTGCCTCGGCCAACGTGGCCGTATGGGTGCATAGGATGATCTTGGTCTCAGGCCGTCGGCCCAGCAGCCAGGCGGGCCAACGCCGACAAACCAGTTCGCTCTTCCCATGCTGCGGCGGCATGGATACGATCAGCCGACGCAATTGCCCACGCCCTACCGCCTCCAACCGCTCCGCCAATACCTGGTGGTGCCAATTCGGCTGATAATCAGGTTTGGTCCACAAGGTAAACCGTAGAAGACGCCTCCGCGCTAGCACCAGCGGCGCTAGCCGCCTCAGGTCTTCGACTTTCCAACGATTCCCATATTTCATCCGGTATATTGGATACGTCAATGCGAATGGTCGGCGGTTTGGTCAGATCGACCGTCTCTTGCCGTTCTACGTACCCGCGGCTGCGGCCTAACGTTCTCAGCACAAATGTAATGGCCCAATGTTCCCCCCGACGAACCGCCCGCTGCAATTGGTCTTCCGCTTCGTCTAAGACTTCTTCTCTGGCTTGTTCGATCAGCTCCTGGAGCTTGACGCTATTTTGAATCCGTCGATATAGGGCTTGCCGCGTGCAGCCCAACTTCTTGGCCGCCACCGCCACCAGACCGCGGCTTGCCTCTAGCGCCTTTTGAATCTCGTGTACCGTAAGACGCATTACCGCACCTACGCCGAACTTGGCCGCAGAATAGCCGATACTTTTTGTGCAACGTCCGGCCCGTCCCCATCCAGGGACCGTTCCTCCCTGTCATGGCTTATTCCCCTGGACGCGTTACATCGAACTGGACCGTCAGGCGGCCACGAACCAATGTTACGATGCGACCGCTTGCTAGCGTCGCCTGCACGTCATATCGGTACATATACACTTCCGGCGTCAACTGTTCCGTCTGTGCGGCGGTAAGCTCCACCTGGACCGTCTGGCTACCAGCTTCCGGCGGCAAGACGGCCCCCGCGGTTTGCAGGACGTTGTCCGGTTGGCTTATATGTTGTGCAGTAAAGGTAATCGTTGCCCCGGTAAGATCGGGCCATTGGGAGCTAGACCAGCGAAGCGCCCGACCGTCGGCATCCGCGTAATCATCCCCACGAACGATCTTGATATCCAGCCCTTTC